AAGGTTTGAGAGGAAATCAAGGTTACGAAGGCACTATGGGTGCTGACGGTTCAGACGGCGCAGACGGTTCAGACGGCGCAGACGGAGCAAATGGAGCTGACGGAGCTCAAGGCGCAGACGGAGCTGACGGAGCTCAAGGCGCAGACGGAGCTGACGGCGCAGACGGAGCTGATGGAGCTCAAGGCGAAAATGGAGCTCAAGGATTCTGCGGAGCTCAAGGGTTTGATGGAGCTCAAGGATTTTGCGGGCCTCAAGGGTTTGATGGAGCTCAAGGGTTTGATGGAGCTCAAGGATTCTGTGGTCCTCAAGGGTTTGATGGAGCTCAAGGATTCTGTGGTCCTCAAGGCTTTAATGGATCTCAAGGTTTTGATGGAGCTCAGGGATTCTGTGGTCCTCAAGGCTTTAATGGCGCTCAAGGTTTTGATGGAGCTCAAGGATTCTGCGGTCCTCAAGGCTTTAATGGATCTCAAGGCTACCAAGGTTTTAATGGATCTCAAGGCTACCAGGGCAGCCAAGGCAGCCAAGGCAGCCAAGGCAGCCAAGGCAGCCAAGGTCATCAAGGAAACCAAGGCATATTTGGAAGTCAAGGGCACCAAGGAAATCAAGGCTACCAAGGAAGTCAAGGAAGTCAAGGCTACCAAGGGAGCTTAGGCTATAAAGGACTTCAAGGCTACCAAGGAAGTCAAGGCCACCAAGGAAACTTAGGCTATAAAGGACTTCAAGGCTATAAAGGAAATCAAGGAAGTCAAGGCTATAAAGGAAACCAAGGAAACCAAGGCTATAAAGGAAACCAAGGAAGTCAAGGCTACCAAGGCTATTATGGGTATCAAGGAAGTCAAGGATATAAAGGCTACCAAGGAAACCAAGGCTACCAAGGCCATTATGGGTACCAAGGAAATCAAGGCTATAAAGGGCTTCAAGGCTACCAAGGAAGCTTAGGCTATAAAGGAAACCAAGGCTACCAAGGCCATTATGGGTACCAAGGAAATCAAGGCTATAAAGGGCTTCAAGGCTACCAAGGCTATTATGGGTACCAAGGCTATAAAGGATACCAAGGAAGTCAAGGCTACAAAGGCTACCAAGGCTATTATGGGTACCAAGGATATTATGGAAACCAAGGTTACGTAGGATCACAGGGATACTCAGGCCTTAGCATAGGATACCAAGGACCACAGGGCAGCCAAGGAACTTCAGGGACTCAAGGAACGCTAGGGTCTACTGGACCTCAAGGAAACCAAGGAACGATAGGGGCTAACGGACCTCAAGGAAACCAAGGAAACTTAGGACCCACTGGCCCTCAAGGAAACCAAGGTATAACTGGCCCAGTTGCTGGATCAGCAAATCAAGTTGTCTACAAAGATGGAAGCAATGCTGCTGCTGGCTCTTCGAGTTTTACTTTCGATGGTGCAACAGTAGCTGTTCCGATACTTTCAGTAACTAGGACTGCCGGCACAGGAACACAAAGTCCCTCAGTAACTATTACTGCTCCTGCCCACACCGCATTGACGGCTTCTACGGAATCTAGTGATTTAAATATTAACTTGGCAAGAACAGCACAATTTGCGACTGGTGCTTTAACTCTTCAAAGGGCAGTTAGAATACAAGCCCCAACTTATAGTTTTGTTGGTGCAAGCACAGTAACTAATGCTGCAACAATTCAAATAGATTCTGCTCCTGCTGCCGGTAGTAATGCGACTATAACCAATGCTATAGCATTAAGAGTTCTAACAGGCACTACTACTGGTGTTGGTATAGTCATACAAGGTGCAACTTCTCAAACTGGGGATTTGTTCGAGGTTAAAAATAACTCAGGAACAGATCTATTTTCTTTAAATAATAATGGCACTTTAGTATTAAACCCATACGGAACATCTACTGGTCAAACTAACGAAATACGCTTTTTAGAACTAGCAGCCAATGGCACAAACTATGTAGGTTTTAAAGCTGGGGACAGTATAGCTTCTAATGTAATGTGGAGACTGCCTACAACTGACGGCACTAGCGGGCAGTTCATGTCTACTAATGCAAGTGGCACATTATCTTGGACAAGCAACGCTCTTACGGCTACCTCTGCAACTAATCTTGCTGGTGGCGGTGCAGGGCAGGTTCCTTATAATACTGCATCGGGTGCTACTAGCTTCTTAGCTGCGGGTACTAGTGGGTTCTTCCTTAAGTCCAACAATACTTCTGCTCCATCTTGGGCTTCTGCTGTTACATTTACATCATCAGCTACAGCACCAACTTCACCAATAGTAGGAGATACTTGGCTGGATACGACTTCTGGTATTTTGTATAGGTATTTTTATGATGGCGACACTAATCAATGGGTGCAGTTCTAAATGGCAACGATCAATGTAACTTCGACTGCCGACTCGGGTGCTGGAACGCTTAGACAAGCAATCACAGACCTTAATGCACAAGTCGGTAGTCACACGATTACTTTTACTGGATTGAGTGGCACTATAACACTTGCATCTGCGCTGCCTACACTTACAAAAAGTATGACTATTACCGGGCCTGGGTTAAGCTCGCTAACTGTATCTGGAAACAGCCTTTATAGAGTGTTTAATTTAAATACTGGTTTAACTTTTTCCATTAGTGGACTGACAATATCTTCTGCTTCTGTGTCAGGTGTACTTGGTGCTGGTATCCTTAATAGCGGATCAACCTTAACTATAGACAGTTGTTACTTTACAGGATGCAGCACTACCAGCGACGGCGGTGCAATCTCTACCGCAGGACCGACAACAATAACAAACACATCATTTGTTAGTTGTAGTTGTGGGATATCAACTGCTAATTATGGCTCTGCAATTAGAGCGACGAATACCATCACCATAGGAAATTGTACATTTTCTGGAAATAGCGGAACCCCATTATATGCTGGCGGCACTACAGCTACGGTTTACAACTGCACTTTTTCTGGTAATACTGGCCAAATTGGAGGCATAGAAGCAGCCGCCGGCACTATGACGCTTCTGTCTAGCACTATTAGCGGTAACACAGGAAATGGGGGTATTGCAAGAGGCGTTTGGGTTCCAGAGTATGCTGGAATAAATCTTAAAAACTCAATTATTTCTGGTAATACTGGTAGTGTCGGAGCTAACGACTTTCATGCTTACAACAGTGGTTGTATAGTATCAGCCGCTACAAATATCATAGGTACAATTTCTGCTGGTTTAGCTTCTAGTGCAGCAAGAGTAATTGGCGATCCACTTTTAGTAGCACTTGCAAGCAATGGTGGATTAACACAAACGAGGGCGGTTAGTGCTGGTAGTGTTGCTATTGGTGCTGGAACAGCGGCAGCGACAAATGCGGCTCCTGTTAATGGGCTGGATCAAAGAGGCACTACAAGGTCAGTGACTGCACCTACTATTGGAGCATTTGAATACGTTGTAGCGCCAGTGGCTACCACTGTAAACTTTCCAACATCGCCTTCTGTAGGCCAGACCTACTCATTTAACGGAACCATATGGATTTGGAATGGTGTTGGATGGCGTAAGAGATTAATATTGCCGTCGCAAGATATATTTATGTCCGGTAGTTATGGGGGGTTATAGTAGCAATGAATTTTCCTGCTTCTCCTATTACTGGTCAGCTTTACTCGTATGGCGGGTCAATTTGGATTTACAACGGCACGGGCTGGAGAAAGATGCCAAATGATGCAGCCAATACAATTTACCTAGCTAACAACTTTGGAGGCCTATAATGCCAGTTACATCAACGCCTATCTTTGCTCAAGCACCATACTTTGTAGCAAAGACACTTGCAGCACAAACAGCTTGTACAACTAGAGCTCCAACAGTGACAGCTAGCCTTGCAGCAGCAAATATTATAGAGATTGTACCGACTTCTACTAATGGACTAAGGATTGACAGTATTCAAGTCAATGCTTGCTCAACCTCTTTTACTTCTGCGACTGCTGGTAATATTGTAGGCGTATGGGTATGGGATGGAACTACAGCTTATTTGTTTACAGAAATACTTGTGACCGCTGTCACTCCTTCCACTACTGTTGCTGGGTTTACTACTACTTTGACTTTTGCCAACCCTCTTGTTTTACCCTCTACATTTAAGCTTTTTGCTTCCGTTAGCGTTACTACCACCGCTAGTACTACAGCTTTGCAAGTATGTGTAATGGGAGGGGCGTATTAATGCCAGGAGCGTTTAGTTATGGAATGATTCCAGCTAACTCGCCAAAAGGGTCTGCATTTCAGGCAGTCCAAGAGACTACTATATCAGCAGGCAGCATACAAATGTTCGCTGGCTCTACCGCCCCCAGTGGTTGGTTAGTTTGCGATGGAAGTGTTGTCAGCAGAAGTGCATATAGTGATTTATTTAAAGTCATCGGAACCACATACGGGGCCGGTAATTCAAATAGTACATTCACCCTACCGGACATGAGGGGCAGGTTGCCCATGGGTGCTGGAACAGGTGCTTCTCTAACCGCAAGAACTCTGGGTACAGCTTTAGGGGCAGAAACAGCTACACTAGCTACCACTAATTTACCTTCACACACCCATACCACTTCAGTAAGCACAGAAAGCGCCACACACACGCACACAGGCACAAGCTCGGACCAGAGTGTGACTCATACGCATAGTTATAATAAGCCTATAGGAACTACTGGTTCGCAAGTTGGTATCATAGATACTCTTACGGGTTCTAGTTCTGGTACGCCGTTAACCGGAGGTCAATCCGCTGACCATACCCATGGAACTACTTTTGGAAATGCAAGCGCTACTCATTCGCATAGCATTACGAATAATCCTACAGGTAGCGGAACCGCATTTGGAATTTTATTACCAGCAATAGCTTTTAATTTTATTATAAAAGTATAGGTGATCAATTGGCTGGAGCTTTTGCGTATAACACGATACCGACTAACGTCCCAAAAGGTAGTTCGTTTGCGCCAGCTAGAACTACAGTTATACCGACTGGGATAATAGAGATGTTTGCTGGGTCTACCGCTCCCGATGGGTGGCTAATATGTGATGGAAGTACTGTGAGCAGGAGTGTTTATCAAAGCTTATTTAAGGTAATAGGTACGACTTTTGGGGTAGGAAATTCAAATACTACATTCACATTACCTGATGCGAGAGGCAGATGCCCTATTGGTGTGGGGTCCGGTCCTAGCCTAACCACAAGAGCTTTAGCAGCAACTGCTGGTGCAGAGACTGCTACGCTGGCTATAACTAATCTACCTTCTCATACTCATACAGCTACAAAAGGAACAGATAGCCCTACTCATTCGCACACAAGCAACACCGTTACTGGAGCGTCTGCTAACCATCAACATTATTTTAGTCACACTGCGGGCACATCTGGTTCATACGGCTTGTTTGACTCAGGTACAGCTAGTAGTTCGGGCCAGCCTAACACTGGAGGGATTCAGCAAAACCACACTCACTCGACTACTACAGGAACTGAAAGTGCTAACCACACGCATACATTTACAAACTCAAATACGCCTGCAACAGCTGCAACTGCGTTTGGAATTATGCCACCATCAATAGTCATTAATTTCATTATAAAGATATAGGTGAACAAGTGGCTGGATCTTTTAATTATAGCATGGTACCAACAAACGCTCCTAAAGGTAGTGCGTTTCAAGGCTTAGTCGCATCTGTCACCCCAGCGGGTGTTATAAGGGGTTTCTCTGGATCAACGATCCCTAGTGGTTGGCTTGTCTGCGACGGAAGCACCATAAGCAGAATGGCTTTCAGTAATTTGTTTAAAGTCATTGGAACTACATTTGGCTCCGGTAATTCGAATAACACCTTTACGCTGCCTGACATGAGGGGCAGAGTTCCTATCGGTGCGGGTACAGGCGCTTCTTTAACCGCTAGAACATTGGGTTCTACTTTAGGAGCAGAAACAGTAACATTAGCTGAAGCCAATATGGCCTCTCATACTCACACCAACAACTCAGCCACGGCAACTCAAAGCGCTACTCACACGCATACTGCTACAAGTGGTACGGTATCAGCTGATCATACTCATGGTTGGGGCAGAAACGTGGGATCATTTGGCTCCTATGGCTTAAGGGACGGTGCTAACAGAAGTGCTAATGGGACACCAAATACGCAGGGAGCCACAGCCGGGCATACACATACTACGACTACTGGAACACAGAGCGCAAACCATACACACTCGTTTTCTAATTCTTATACCGGAGGCGGGACTCCATTTGGTATCATACCGCCAGCGTTAGTCATTAATTTCATTATTAAAACATAGGAGAAAAGTATGTTAAGTTTAAGTATTATTTTGACAAATAGGATAGATGCCTCAGGGGTAGCAACAGAGGATATCTATAACATTAGCCTAATTAAAACAAATTCAGACGGAGTTACAAGAAATATAACTATGCCTGTTTTACCCACTTCAGAGACTGGTAGGTTTATATCTAATCTTGCAGAGCAAGCTTGGAACTACATACCTTCAGCTCCGCCAGATGAGCTCTCTCAGGCAAAGGCTTGGTTATTACAAAATGTAGATAGTGACTGGGCGGTTTTAGAAAAAACAGGATGGGACTCTGGTAAAGGATATCATCTGGGTATTACTCCTTCTGATGTTGCCCTTATTGTAG